TTAAAGCGGGAACGATTTCAAACACTACTGGTACTACAGTTGGAACTGATGTGAAAAACACGGGACAAGTATTAATGTCTCAATCATTTTCATTTGACTACACAGTAGAAGCTACAGCGACAGATACAAACGTTGTAATTCCAGCTAACTCTCAAATCGTGAGAATCGACGTTAACGTAGAAACTGCGTTTAACGATTCAGGTTCTGACATACTTGAAGTAGGATCATCAGCTGACACAGACTTATATGTTAATGATGTAAGTATTGCAGCGATTGGAAAAATAGCTTTAGGAACAGCTGCACTTTGTGCAAACTGGAAAGATATTGGATCTTCTGACATCAGAATTGGTTACATCTATAATGGTGCAAACAACGATGCATCAGCAGGTGCTGCTACAGTAACTATTAGTTACTTACAGAACAATAACCTTTCATAATAATTAATTTGGTGTGGGCTTCGGCCCACACTTTAATTTTAATAGGAGAAAATAAATGAGTACATATCCAGTAGATATTAAATCAACAACAGCTTCAGGCGTTGCTACACACGATGCAGGCGGTGCAGCAGCACCAGGTAGAGCTTTAGGTCTTTTTGTATCTAAAGAAGGCGGATCAGCTGCATCTACAGTTAAAATTCTTGATGATGCAACTGTATTAGCTGAATTTTTAATTCCAGCTACAAACCAAACTAACGCTCAAGGAACAACTACATATATGCAGTTTCCGGGAACAGGTTTTAGAGCATCTACAGCTTTGAAGTTTCAGATTGTAACAACAGCTACTTCGGTAACATTGTTACACGGCTAGGAGTTTAAATGGCTACCATAACCTTCACAGTCACTGTAGATAGTGGCACTAATCAATATGGTACCGGTAATAAATATTATATTAACGGTGAAGTAAGTCCTGTCTTATATTTACAAGAAGGTAACACTTACATATTTGATCAATCCGATAGTTCTAATGGAACTGGTGGAGGACATCCTTTACGTTTTTCTACAAATCCAAATAACGATCCAGCTGCGTCTTATACCACTGGTGTAACTAACACAGGCACACCAGGAAATTCTGGAGCTAATACAACAATAGTTGTGGCACCTGTTAAAACAACAGGAGCCCCTGTAATATTTTATTATTGCACAAACCACTCAGGTATGGGTAATACTGCTCAAACTATACCACCAACTTCTGAAGAAACTGAATTTAATCCACCAATAGATGATATTATTGAAGAAGCATATGAAAGAACTGGTGTATTAGGAACTAGAACAGGATATCAATTAAGATCAGCTAGAAGATCTTTAAATATTTTATTTCAAGAATGGGCAAATAGAGGTGTTCATTTATGGAAAGTAAAATTAGCTAAAGTCCCTTTAGTTCAAGGACAAGCTGAGTATAGTTATGCTACAGATTCAACAAATTTTCCAAATGATATAAGTGATGTTTTAGAAGCATATTACAGAAATAACTCTACACCAACTGCACCAGCAGATATTGCTTTAACTAAAATAGACAGATCAGCTTATTCTGCAACACCAAATAAATTAGCACAGGGAACACCTTCACAATATTATGTAGATAGAAAAAAGAATCCAAGTATATTTTTATATACAACACCAAGTTCATCTGTATCAGATGCAACAACACCAGCTAACTTTCAATTTTGTTTTTATTACTTAGCTAAAATTCAAGATGCAGGTGGATATAATTTAACATCAGATGTAGTTAATAGATTTTATCCTTGTATGATGTCTGGTCTTGCATATTATTTAAGTCAAAAAGTTTCACCAGATAGATCTGGAGAATTAGAACGAAGATACGAAAGTGAAATGTTAAGAGCATTAGATGCAGATAATCAGGGTACATCTAGTTTCATTTCACCACAAACATTCTATGGAGATGGAGTATAATGGCTAAATACGCATCAGGTAAAAGATCGTTAGCAATATCAGATAGATCTGGTATGGCATTTCCATATACTGAAATGGTTAGAGAATGGAATGGATCTTTAGTTCACACTTCAGAGTATGAACCAAAGCAACCACAATTAGAACCAAAACCAGTTGGTTCTGATCCACAAGCTTTGTTTAATCCAAGACCACAACCAGCATCAAAAACTAGTTTAATTTTATTAGGCTCTAATCCATTCACAACTGTTATCTCTGGTGGAACAACTTACGTAAATGTATTTTCAGAAAATCATCAAAGATCAGCAGGAGATGTTGTAAGATTTAGAGGTCCACCTATTGTAACTGCTGCGGGACCAGCAGGTGCTGATGATGCTGCACAAGTTGAGTTAAGAAACTTACAACAGTTTGCAACTATTCCAACATTTGATAATGTAAGTGATTTAAATAATACAAGTGGATTTACAATTGCTTTAGGACAAATAGATTCAGCAGGAAATGTTACAGGAGCAACTACATCAGATGCTCTAACAGATCCAATAAATTATTTTTATATAACAAGTACAAGTGCTGCAACAAGTGGAGGAGTTTCAGGCGGTGGAGAGAATACTTCAGCTGGTCCAGCAACTTTGGAGGTAGTTAACGCATAATGGCATATACTTTAGCAGAATTAAGAACAGACATAAGAGGATATACAGAGGTAGGTGATAATGTATTTACTGATTCTGTGTTATCTAGAATTATTCAAAATGCTGAAGGTAAAATTTATAGAGAGGTTGATTCTGATCAAGATAGACACTATGCAACATCTTCATTAATTGTAGGTAATAGATATGTTACAATACCTTCTGATCTTAGACTTATTAGATATGTGCAGCTTAAAGATTCTGATGGCAATCAATATTATTTAGAGCAAAGAGATACTACTTTTATGGCTGAATATTATGCAGAACCAGGAACTGCTTCTGTAGATATACCTAAATACTATGCTAACTGGGATGAAAATTTTTGGGTAGTAGCTCCTACACCTGACAAAACCTACGAAATTACCCTAGGGTATAACAAAGAACCCACAAGTATTACAACAGATACAACAGGGACTTATTTGTCTAATAAATATCCAGATTTACTTTTATATGCTTGTTTGGTAAACGCATATGGGTACTTGAAAGGCCCAGCAGATATGTTACAATACTACTCACAGGCTTACGAAAAAGCTTTACTATCGTATGCGATCGAACAACAAGGTCGAAGACGCCGAGACGAATATTCAGATGGAGTTATTCGTACCGTTTTGGAATCTAAAAATCCATCAAGCAATAAATAAGGAGATAAAATATGGCAAACATTATTCCATTCGCATTTAGAGGAGAACTTTTTTCAGGTACTCACAATTTTGCATCTGGAGGTGACACATTTAAAATAGCTTTGTATACAGCTAATCCATACACAACAGCAAGTACGGTCGTAAGTGCAACTAGTGAAGTTTCTTCAGCAGGTAGTTCAAACTACACAAGAAAAACTTTAGGCTCACAAGCTGTAGCTTCAAGCACAGCAGTCGCTTCAGTTGACTTTGCTGATTCTACATGGAGTAGTGCAACTTTCACTGCAGCATTCGCAGCTATTTATAATGATGACAAATCAGATAAATTGTGTGTAGTGTTAGATTTTGGCGGAGACAAAACTTGTACTAACGGTACATTTACTGTTTCTTACCCAGATCCAGCAACACCGGCTAATGCAATTATAAGTATGAGTTAAGGAGATTAAATGGCTTTAGTAATAAATGATAGAGTAAAAGTAACAAGCACAACTACTGGCACAGGTGCATTTGCACTTGGATCAGCTGTAACTGGTTTTGAAACTTTTGCACAAGGAATAGGAAACAGCAATGAAACTTATTATTGTATCTTTAATCAAGGTACAAGTGAGTTTGAGGTAGGACGTGGTACATTAGATGGAACAAGTGCTAACTTAGCTAGAACTCAAGTTATCTCCAGTTCTAATTCAGATTCTGCTGTTGACTTTTCTGCAGGCACAAAAGATGTATTTTGTACTCTACCAGCAAGTAAATCGGTTTACCTAGATGCATCAGGTAACCCAGTAGGAGCAGCGTCATCTGGCTTTGCATTAGCATCC